CTACTGATGTTGTGCGTTCGTATGCGATGTATGTGTTTATGCGCCCCGGTGAGGAGGTGCATGTGTCTTGTGATCCAATTGAGGAAATTGGGTACGAGAGGAGTGCGTTTAGGTACAGGACGTTCATGGATGGTAAGATCTTGAACTATGTGCCTGAACAGTTTGTGTATGCTGCAAAGGAGAAAGGTGATTGTGGTGCGTTGGTTGTCGGGGTGAATCCTGGTGGTGATGTTGCTGTGTTGGGGATGCATGTTGCTCAACGAATCGTTTACGAGGGTTTGAGCAAGACTGCATCTCATCGGATGAGTGTGGCGCGGCCCTTTACGAGATCAATGTTTGGTGTCGTGGAAGGGGTTGCGCAGATGGCTGTGAAGTGTCGGGTCCCGTTGGACTCACGTTTGGTGAAAGTTGGTGTTACTAAGTTTAATGTTCCGCCTCCGTCTCTGGAGACACATTTTACTCAGTCGCCGATTGCTGCTGAACCATTGTTTGCGATTGTTGACAGGGCTCCGGCTCATCTTGGGTTTTCGGACTCATGTCCATGGTCGCACGAGGAGCTCGTGCACATGGAACTCAACCGTTGTGAATATGGTGTTGCGTATCCATATCCTCAGGAGGATGTGGATGTTGTTTTTGCGTCAATTGGTGAACATTTTGAGCTTGGTTGGGATGAGAGGTTCTCATCGCGTGCTGCGGTGGGCTCTCTTCACGAGGCTCTGAATGGTCGGGGACGGTTCCCTGGGGTGAAGCCGATTTGTTTGACGACAAGTGCGGGTTATCCCTGGTGTACTATGCCTGATGCGCGTGGGAAACGGAAGTTTGTTGCGGGTGTTGCTGGGACTTATATGCTTGAGCCGGAAATGCTTGAGCAGTTTAATAAGTTGGAAGTTTTGTATCGGGATGGTGAAGGACGAAAGGAGGTTGCTGTGTTGTATCAGAAGGATGAGTTGCGTGATCGAGAGAAGTTGCAGGATTTCAAAACGCGGTTGATTACCGCCTTTGATTTTCTGTATACTCTTCTTTCGAAAGTATCTCATGGGTTATGCGAGTTTTTTGCATGAGACACATGTTCGTTCCAGCAGTGCTGTTGGGATGAATGTGTTTTCAAGTGAGTGGAATACTATGATGGAGTATTTAGCTCAAGTGGGCGATGCTGGGTTTGACGGTGATTTCAAGAAGTTTGAAAGGCACCTGTGTGAGCAGATTGCGTTGGCTGGTGTTTCTGTTATCAATGGTTGGTATCAGAAGCACGACCCTGACTGGAGCATTGTTGATGATGTGATGAGAGTCAGGTTGGTGATGGGCATGGTTGATTGTGTGCTTGTTGTTGGAAAAGGTATGTATTTGCAGGAAGGCAATTTGAAGTCGGGAGTGGCTTTTACGACTGTCTTTTGGGGAAACATGATGGCCATGTTTTTCCATAGGTATGCGTACCTTATTATTATGCGGCGGGAGAGGCCGCATTTGGCGTTGATGTCGGAGTATGAGAAGCGTGTTAGAGTGAAGGTGTACGGTGATGATAACATCTGTGCTGTTTCGGACAGCATTCGTGATGTGTTTGGGTTTCATAATGTGAAAGATGCCTTGGAGGGCATTGGTGTTAGTTACACCCCCGCGAATAAGAATGAGGTTCATTCTCCGGACTTTCGGCCAATCGAGGATTTGCAGTTCCTTGCGTTGAAGTCGAACTTCCAGGTCAGGACTCGGTTTCCTGGTATTCGTTATCTCCCGTCGCCGGAGTATTGTGGGCGTTTTTTAGGCTGTTGTGTCTGGATTTCCAAGAAATTGGATCCCCAGGCTGCGGTGTTGTGCAATGTGAACGACGTGTTGCGTCGTGCTTTTGGCTGGGATAGGGAAGAGTGGGAGCTCTTACGGTCGCGGTTGTTGAAGTGTTTGGAGACAGTTGGGATTATTCCCCGTCTTCATACGTGGGGTGATCTCTTCAATAGTTGGGATAACGCGTGTGATGACGAGGATTATAGTGATCCTCACTGTCTTATTGGTGATTGGTGCCATTATGAGTGTCGTAGGAAGACGTCAGTTGTAGTGGCATCAATGTTGCCGCGGGGTGTTCCTCGTGGTATGCGTGTTGTGATGGTGCGTAGTGTTGGAATCGCGCAGATGGAGTCTGCACGGTTGCGTGTTGATATGCAGCAGGCCTCGGATAAGGTTGCTGTCATGCCTGGCGATGTTGCCGGGCGAACTCCGACAAGTCATAGTTATGGAGTGAACTATGACTTGAGTGGTTTGTGTAAGCGGTTTGGTGCTTCGCAAACGGGGGAGTTTATCTCAGAGTTTGAGCCAGGGCGGTTGTTTCCGCTCGATACGATCTACAACCGTAGTGGTTGGTTGTGGTATTTTGCTCAGTGTTTTCGTTATTGGGACGGGGACATGAAGCAATATGTGCGTAGTACTGGTGTGACGGATGTGGTGTATGATACTAGTGGTTTAGGAGTAACCATTAGTTCGGCGTTTGATTCGGG